AGGATACGTCGTTGTAAAATCTCTTGCAAAGCCCCCACAAGGTATCTCCCCGCACAACTTTATAGGTCTGCGGATTTGTTGGGGCAGAATCCCCGGTGCGGGGGTTATTGCCGCCAGTAGATGCTGCAACTGTGCTGACCTGCGGGACGGTAAGTTCCCGCCATGGGCGCATGGTGATCGTGGCATATACGTCCCCTGTGCCGTCTCCTTCCCGGGTGCCGTACTGGATGGATTCGATATACACCCGGATATTGACATCGGTATCGCTTATCACAAACCGCACCGGCAGATGAGAACGTGCCCAGCGTGCAAATGCGTCGGTGAATACATAGGGATTGGAGTTGTGCGGGCCGGTGACAAAAGGGTATTTCTGGATCGGGAACATGACATTATCCAGCGTGATTGTTTCTGCGGATTCTGTGCCGGGGATATTAAGGTCGCCGACTTCGGTTAAATTTACAACCTCCGTTTTGATCCCGCTGGTGATCGTAAAGTGCGACGGGGTGACAGGCAAGATTAATTCATTATCATACCCGCGGTTATTGTATTTGAAGATGTATTTTTTCGGCTTGAACACGCTTGCACCTCCGGTTATCCCTGCACTAAGGCGGCCTGCTTGATTTTCTCAACAATCAGTTTTGCAAGATTCTCGGCATCCTGCTCGGAACGTACCGAAAATGTATTTCCGGTAATGGTGACTTGTATCCCGCCGCTTGCCCGGTCCGCCTGCCTTGTTTCCTGCGCTGTCAGCACACGCTCGCCCTGATGCAGTAAGGCGGGGTAGTTATCGTATGGAACGCGGGTTAAACCGGAAGCATTACTGCTTTTGGGCACCATAACACCGCCTGTTGACATGACCATCTCTTTTGATGCTGATTTCCCGCCAGAAGTCAGCCAGCCAAGTTCCGGCATGAGGATACCGCCAGCCTTGTAAACCATTTTCGGCCTGACTTCTACTGTTGGATTGACTTCATACGTTTTACTGCTAGCATCCGCAATAAACTTGTTCCAGTAGCTTTCCTCGTTGTGCTTGGAATCCTTGCCCTCGCTGTACTTTTTATTAATCTCAATTTCGGTTTCATACAGGATCGGGTTTTTCTGCACTTCGATCTGGGCGTAATCTAACACCGTCTTTTTGATTTCGTTTTGCAGGGCAAACGCCTCGGTTTGGCTGTAATTGACCTCTGTTTTGATATCAATGGTTTGCAGTAAGGTAGATGCGGCCTGTTCCTGCTTTTTGCCGAATACATCAAAAATATTTGACGTAAACAATCCGGTAAAGCCTTGTGCTGCGCTCAATGCAGTATTAAAATTTTGCATCACCCCGGATGCCTGATCGCCCTTTTGAATCACAGAATCAAACAGCGTATCCAGCGGGTTTTTCGGCATATTTGCGGCAATGGCCTGATAGTTTGCGATTGCTTCCTCATTAGCCTTTAGCTGGGATTCGATTTGATCGCTTTCCAGCCTTGCCTGGAATTTGCCTTTTTCCGCGTACATTTCCTCTAAGGCTTTCCCTTTTTCTCCCTCGTACCACGCAATCTGTTTTTCCAAAACCGGCTTCATGGCATCCTCGTAGGCGGTACCAAACGCGCCCTCGGTGCGGTCTGCTTTCAAACCTTCCAAGGTAGATACCAAACCGCCATAGGTGCCGGACTGCATTTTCATACCGCCGCCAAATTCTTCTGGCGCATACTTTTGGATGGCACCAAAAACTGTATCTGCGGAAACATTGCCTTTCGTGATCTGCTCGTACACCTGACCCTGTGAAATGCCCATTTGCTTTGAGAGCATATCGTACACGTTGATCCCACGGTCAGACCACATATCCAAGTCTTCACGCGAGGCTTTCCCACTGTTTTTGATCTTGGTCAACGCCCGTGTCATTTCCTGCATATCGGATTCCGACGCGCCAACGGAAGCCGCCGCGTCACCGATCACATTCAGCCAATCCATGATTTCATCCGAGGTTTTAAACGATACCGCCAGATAGCGGGATACTCCAGCCAGCTGGTCAAAGGTGTACGGCGTTTGGTTGGACATTTCCCGCACATCGTTGTAAAGGGCGTTTGCCTCTTGGCCATTTTTCAAAAGGGACTGAAAGCTAACCTTAATCTGTTCCCGCGACGATGCCAGCGCAATCCCGGTCTGCATCATTTCCTCGGATTTTTCAAAGGAACTGTCGGTCAGGCCCTTTACAACATCTTTGTAGGCGTTGTTGATTTCCTCCTGTTCCTTACTCCACGAGGATATCCAACTGGTAATGCCGCCGAAGATGGCACCGGCAGCGGCTCCAATTGCTGTACCGATACCGGGAGCAAACATACTCCCAATCGCTGCGCCAGTACCTGCTCCACTCAATGCACCGCCTATCGCATCACTCCAATAATCCGCGCTGGTGCTGTCCATGCTGGAACTAAGCCATGAGTTAGCCAAATCCTGCATGGCAGGAGCCAGCATATTCCCGGCTGCTGCAATGGCCCCAGATTTTCCCAGGGTGGAAAGTGTACTCCCGCCACCGCCGCGCCCTGCGCTGGATGCCGCGGACACCCGATTACCTAATTTGCTGACCATATCTGACCGCTTATTCCCGACTTCCTCCATGGCTTTTGCAATAGCTTGATGCGCGTCCCGTTCCTCTTTGAGGGCTTTGGTGGTTTCGGAAATTTTCTGTTTGTATTCCTCTTGTATAGCAAGGGCTTTCTTAAAATCATCCTGATTAGCTTCGTTGTTCGTTTCTTCCAGTGCTTTTTTTGCGTCCCGGACCGCTTTTGTTACAGATACCATTTCTGTTTTGAGTTTGAGGTTTTGCTCCTCGTACTGTGCCACCCGCTTGGTGCTTTGCTCAAATGCACTGGTCAGATCGTTGGCGTTATCCATAATCTGTTTGAGAACCGGTGTTGCGTTATCCTTAATGGAAAAATATAAATCAACTGACATTTCGCACCTCCTCCCGGTAAGCTGCCAGAAGCCCCTGCAAAATCCAGCGTTCCGAGGGGGACGCTTTTAAAAATTCAAGGGGCGTGGGCGGGTTTTGTATAAACAAATGCAGCATCATGGCAAGGTTGGGATCAGTGGCTGTTCCATTGTTTACTTCCCGAACGATCTCTTGGCGTAAATAGTAAAGCGTCCAGTCTAATCCTGGACGCTCTGCAAGTTTTTTTCGAGTTTCTTCACGCTGTCCTTGCTGTAACCAGATAAGGCCATAACCTTTTTCGAAATTTCAAAAATCTCCCCGGGCAGGAAAATCGCTTTCATTAACTCGTCATAACCTCCTGCAACCTTATACTTTTTCATCAAACTTTCATCCCGCAAATTTGGCTCTTTGATGCCGTCCAGCACGACATATACATTGCTGTCCCCGGGATGATTCGTGTTAATTTCTTCCAAATGGTCAAAGTCCAGCCCCTGCAACGTCAGAGTAACGTTTTCTTTGACTTGTTCTGAAAACCGGGTAATGACAATTTCCTCGGTTTGTTTGTTATTTGGTGTGTTATTTTTCAAAAAGTCTAAAATATTCATTATTCTGCATCCTCCTCAATCGCGTCAATAAACTCCCAATCCGAAAAAGTAAAGGGGTGGGTACTGGTGGTCTTTTTGCCTTTGCTCCAATTGATGATATCCGTTTCATCAAAACTGACGTTTCGCAGTTCTACACGCTCCGCGCCATATGCGTCGGGATCATTGAGATCGCTTAAAATAGTAAAGCGCACGTCCCGGCCTTCGCGCAAGGCTTCGCCGATCTTTTTCTGCATGAATGACGATATTTTTTCCAGCTCGACGGAACCGGTCCCTTTCAAAGAGATTACCTTTTGGTCAATCATGAGCGTGTTGTCCAGATAAACATCTTCTTTATTCGCGACCACTTTTGCAGACAGGCTAATGACACCGGCTACATACTCGCCGTCCAGATACAGTTTGCCTTTCGAACCGCTGATGACCCGTTTTGCACTGATTAATTTTTTCATACGTTTACGCATCCCTTCTCATATCAATATTAATGACAACATCCTCAATAGCATCCAGCGGACGGCATTTGACCAGAACAAATACAAAAGAATCTGTATCCGCTTCTTTGATTTGCTGTTCACTCATGCTGTCCACGTCTACGCCCTGTTTTTTGAGATATGCCCGTTGCGCCGCAATGTCAATGCCGACTGTGGTTGCGCCGACTTTCAAATATCCTGCCTCCTCCATTTCTCTCATGTAGGCTGAAAGGGAAGAAAGCAGGGTCAGCTTGTCAGAATAGTCATTATTGTATTTGCCTATGTACGAATCTTCAATGGCAAGTTGCAGATCGTAAGCCATGCGGTCACGGGTTTCTACAATCTTGATTTTCTTTAGGATCGGGCCTTTCTCTTTGCTGGTAGTGGTCAGGCTGTTCACGCCGCGTCCCAGCTTTGCCTTGCGCCCGTCATGCAGTAAAATTAATTCGCCACTTTCTGCGGCTGCATCTTCGGCGGCGCGGTTTTCCAGACGCTCAAAGTCTGTAACTTCCAGAAGCGGCAAATAGGTACAGGAGCCTTGCACCCCCGAACCTGCCAGCATCCCGGCAATCCGGGACGCGTACTCGGCGGCGGTATAAATGTCCTCTCCGGCTTGGATGCCAGTGGTAGTAAAGTTAATAACCCCTTCACAGTCTGC